CGAAAGCCTGGGCCTGCTGGTGGAGGAGCAGAGGACTAATTTGATGCTGCAGTCGGAAGACTTTTCGACGACTTGGGCTGTCACTCGGGCCAGCGTTTCAACCAATGCGATTGCAGCGCCTGACGGGGCTACGACAGCAGACAAGCTAGTTGAGGATAGCACTGCCACCAATACTCATTTCGTTCAGCAATCGGTTTCTGTTACTTCGGGCACGTCTTACACTTCAAGTGTTTATGTAAAAGCGGCTGAGCGTAACTTTGCGCAGCTTGTCTTAAGTGGTCAGTTTGCCACAACTGTTTCCGCTATTTTTAATTTATCAACAGGAGCAGTTGGGACGACAACAGGCACGCCAACTACGTCTGCAACACAGCTTGCAAATGGATGGTGGCGCTTGTCAGTTACGCAAACAGCAAGCGCAACTGGATCAACTCAAGTCCAAGTTCGCGTTGCCAGCTCATCCACGACAGCAACTTACACCGGAGATGGCACCAGCGGCCTTTACATCTGGGGCGCCCAGTTAGAAGCCGGAGCCTTCCCCACCAGCTACATCCCCACCACCACCGCCGCAGCCACCCGCAGCGCGGACGTTGCCAGTATCACGGGGGTGAACTTCAGCTCCTGGTATCGGCAGGATGAGGGGACGATTTGGGCGAATGGGACGGCTCCGAATAAGTCGGTTACGGGATTCAGAACAAGAGGATTTGTAAGTATCAATAATGGAACTCAAAACGAATCAATGCTTATGGGACATGGGGCAACAGAAGGTGCTTACAGAGGCTCATTATTTGTTGGCAATGTAAATCAATTTGCTATTAATGCTCAGCAGACATTGACTAGCGTGTTTACCGTGTCAAACAATTACACCGCTAAAACGTGCATAGCTTACAGGGCAAATGATTTAATTCAGTCTGCAAACGGGCTACTTACCTCTCCTGTGTCAAGCGCATCTTTACCAGCTACTGATAGACTGACCATTGGAGACTCTTTAACAGTAGATGGGTATCTCAACGGCACCATCCGCCGCCTCACCTACTGGCCCCAGCGCCTTGCCAACTCCACTTTGCAGGCAATCACGCAATGACCCACTTCCTACGCTTCCCCGACGAATCCACCGGCATGGCTGCGCTGGATGCTGCTGGCCTTACCACCACCAATGAAGACGGCGACACCGTGGTGCTCACCGCCAGCCACACGCACGCCATGGATGTAATCGGTCTAATTTCTGATTGTGATGGTTGGCACGCAAACTATATTGGTGAGTTACCCGAAGGATGGGATGCCTATGTGGTAAATCCAGAAAGTCCTGTTCGAGTATTCCTATGAATAGAGCCACTGAAGATCAATTTAACGAGCTTCACGGCCTCGTTACCAACGAATTGATCGACCGCATCAAAAGCGGTGTTGCCACCACCCAAGATCTTAAGGCCGCAGCCGATTGGTTATCCAAAAACAATATTACTGGCCTTTCGGTAACTGGAAGTCCGCTTGCTTCACTCTTTGAATCACTTGAATTGGAGATGGAGGATGTCGAACGGGCCATCAGATGATGACAATCAGGACTTAATTAGGAATATTATAGCAACTGCTGCACTTGGTTTGTTTGGGTGGCACCTTCTAACCCTTCACAACATTGCTAAGTCCGTTGATGTGCTGGTAAATCGAGCTGATGCAGCAAATCAACGCCTTGAGCGCCTAGAAAATTATGTCTTTGTAGAAGATGGCGCCCTCAAAAAGTAAGTCCGCCAAGTATTATGCGGCAAATCCAACGGCAGCAGCCAAAAAAGCTGCCTATCAACGCAAACTAAATAAAAAACCCACCGTTAAAAATGCTTCGGAAGAGCGGTGGACAGAGCGGAGACGACGCGGTATTGCCAGCAAAGGCGGTGCCGATCTTTCCCATACAAAGGATGGCCGCATGGTGCTTGAATCGCCATCCAAAAACCGAGCCAGAAACGGTCACAACGGCAAAAGTACCCGCAAATGAACAAAGGAAACGCCAAGCCTTCCGGCCTCTACGCTAACATCAATAAGCGTCGCAAGGCAGGAACCAGTCGCCCAAAAAGCAAAAGCACGGTGTCACCTAAAGCCTATGCCAACATGAAAGCAGGATTCCCTAAGAAAAAGAAGTAAACCACCGAAGTAGGCCTCATGCCTCTCAAAGATCCTTCTGAATACCTTTACTTTCTTAAGGCCATGACCGCAGCCGAAGCTAAGCGTATGTGGAGAACAGCCATTAAAGAACACTGGAACAACCAGTGTGTCTACTGTGGCTCATCTGAAAACTTAACGCTCGATCATGTCCATCCAAAGGCCCGAGGTGGTCACGACACTACTCATAATGTTGTGCCCGCCTGCCTAAATTGCAACCAGTCTAAAGGTTCGAACCACTGGTTGTCTTGGTGGGTCGGTCAAGACTTCTTTGACCACAAAAACTTCTCCAGGGTTCTGTCCTGGACTACCGGTTAGTACTAACTTAATTCTTTTTAGGTAAATCAAATGGCTACTCTTCCCGCAGGCGGTTCCAGCTACGGCAACATCTCGACGGCTCCTGGTCGTCAGAGCGAGGACGAACTCAAGAACCGGACGCACACCACTGCTAACGTGTCTGGTGGTGTGACTACAACGACCACCGTTCCCGCTACCTTCGCTACCTCGGCTACAACCGTTGCTGTTAACGGTACTGTTGCCGCCTGTAAGACCGCAATTCGTACTGTTCGTCGGGCTGATCGTATTCCCTCCTCGAACAACGCAAACAAGACTGGGCGTGTGACCCGCGTTGATGTGGTTCAGGGCCGCATCCTGACCGTTGATACTCTGGTTGGTGGTACCCTTTACACCACCGGCACCTATAACGGTGTTGCTCTGACCGGTGGTACGGGTACGGGCGCTACCGCTAACATCACCGTTGCTGGTGGTGCCGTGACGGTTGTGACCATCGTCAGCGGTGGTTCTGCTTATGACGTGGGCGAAGTGCTGAGTGCTGCTGCTGCCAACATCGGTGGTACTGGTTCCGGCTTCTCCGTTACCGTGGCTACAACTTCTGGTCCCATCAACGCCTGAGGCATCCATTAAAATGGCAAAAGTTACTTCTTCTCGAAATCGCTCCACCCGTTCAGCCAGCAAGCCCCCAACCACGGGTCAGAATCCTGGCCGAGCCAATCGCCAGTCCATCAGTCAGGCAAAGGTTACCCAGTCGGGTGGCGGCAGATCAGGTTCCGCCAAGGTGACCACCGGCAGCGGCGGGGCTAAACCGTCTTCACAGCCGGACGGTCGCAAACCTCGCGCCATTACTAATGGCAACAACCCCGCAATTCGCCAACTTCGAGCCAAAGCAGTCCAAGCTCGTCGAATGGCTGAAGGCAAAAGCACCGTTGCTAGCCGTAACAGAACGGCACCTACTCCTGCCCAACGCGAACGCCTGAGCAATCAGGTTAAGCAAATGCGGGTGCCTGGCGATTCTGGCTATGTGCGGGCTGCCGAAGCTCGTGGTAAAGCTGAAGTTGCCAAAGCACAAACTCGGCGCAACGCCCGTTCCGCCATGAAGAACATGGAGGGAACCCTGAAGGCTGCTCGCGCTGCTCGCTTGCTAACGGGAGGCCTTAAAGGCAACCTGCATATTGAAGCAGTTAAAGCAGGTCTTCAGGCCTACAATACGGGTGATGGTACCCTCAAGGCTGCCCTCAAGCGGGGCGACTATAAGCCCAAGCAGGGTCCCACCCAAAAGACCACCACAGCTTCCTTCAACAAGAAGTCCTTTAATGAGGCATTCAAGGCTGCTCGTAGTTCCGGCGCCAAAGAATTCAGCTGGCGTGGCAAGCGCTACAATACCAAAAAGAAGGGCGAGTGATCATGCCCCTTTCTCGTGGATCTTCAAAGAAGACGGTCTCCAAAAACATCTCCAAGATGGTGAAGGAGGGTCGTCCCCAAAAGCAGGCCATTGCGATTGCCCTTTCCAAAGCTGGGAAGAGCCAGAAGCGTAAATAGCCACCATCGGGGTCTAGGAGCTTCTCCTTGGCCCCTTTATTCCCTTACAGATACATTCTATCGTGGATCAAAAAACAGCGGCCTTAGAGGAGCGTCTACGGGCT